TAGACGCAATGCTTGAGCTTACATTAGCAATGCTTGGTCTAGCAGGTCTTAGAACAGTAGAAAAATTAAATGGTAAAGCCACATGAAGACACATTTAGAAATGGTCAATAACGTACTAATCAGGCTACGTGAGCGTGAGGTTGCCAGCGTTAATGAGAATAGCTACTCAAAGTTAATTAGTCTCTTTGTACAAGACTCTAAAGAACTTGCAGAAGCAGCATGGAACTGGTCTGTACTTAGGCAGACTCTTACAGCAGTAACACAAGATGGTGTATTTAACTATGTTCTTACTGACGCAGGTAATAACGTAGCTATACTAGACGTAGTTAACTTGACAAGTGATTCATTCTTGCAGTATAAAGACCCACACTGGTTTAACAATGTATTTCTAAATACTACACCAGCTACGGGCAATCCTGCGTATTATGTATTTAATGGTGTGAGTGTTGGAGGTGATACACAGGTAGACCTTTACCCTATCCCTGATGGTGCGTACACTATTTACTTTAACGTAGTCATGCGCTCACAGCCTTTGGTTAATGACGCAGACACTATACGTATCCCACACTTACCTGTACAAGCCTTAGCCTATGCAATGGCACTTGAGGAACGTGGTGAAGATGGTGGTATGTCGGCAGTCTCAGCTAAGGCTTTAGCCAGTAACTATCTTTCTGACGCTATTGCACTAGACGCTAACAAGCACCCTGAGGAACTAATCTGGGAGGCTTGTTAATCATGGGAAAGCAATTAATGTCCTCTTCCATTGCAGCACCAGCGTTCTTTGGGTTAAACACTCAAGAGTCTGGTGTTACATTGCAGGAAGGTTTTGCATTACAAGCAGACAATTGTATTATTGATAAGTATGGTCGCCTAGGCTCACGTAAGGGTTGGCAGACCTTAAGCACAAGCAAAGATTCATCGGCAGGTGCTAATGTAGGTGTAAACTTAAAGGGTCTATCGAACTTTAAAGACCTTGATGGAACTGACATTGTATTATCTTTTAGTAGCGATAAGTTCTATAGAGACACAACAAACTTAGTTACTTTGACGCCTAGTACCACAGACACAATAGCAGCAGGTAACTGGCAAACAGCTACACTAAACGATCATCATTACTTCTTTCAGCGTGGTTACTTACCACTGGTGTATACTAATGCTGGTGGAGCAAATACTTTTAAGTCTATAGCAACACACACACCTGTAACGGGTACACCTCCAAGTGCTAACACAGTATTAGCAGCCTATGGACGTTTATGGTCTGCGGATACAGTCACTAACAAAACTACAGTTTACTTTACTGACGTACTTGAGGGTGCTAAGTGGAATGGCGGTACTTCTGGTACTCTTGATATATCTTCTGTACTTACGCAGGGCATGGACGAGATTGTAGCCTTAGGTGCCCACAATGGTAACTTGTTTATATTCTGTAAAGATAACATTATTGTATACAGTGATGGTGATAACTTTCAAGCTGGAATGACTACTGCAAGTTTAACATTAGTGGAAGTTATTGAAGGTGTTGGTTGTATTGCTAGAGACTCAGTACAGAACACAGGTGAGGACATACTGTTCTTAAGTAACACAGGTATACGTTCATTAAATCGTACAGTACAAGAAAAGTCTCAACCTATGCGAGACATATCTAAGAACATACGTGATGATGTTATACAGGCTATACGAGCAGAGAACATTGATTTAATTAAGTCAGTCTACTCACCAACTAACGCTTTCTACCTAATAACTTTTCCTACGTCACAACAGACCTTCTGCTTTGATACAAGAACAACTTTAGAGGATGGAAGCTATAGGGCTACAATATGGCCCTCTGTGTCACCAAAAGGCTTCTTATCTAAAGGCTCTGACTTATTCTTTGCAGAGGCCAATGGCGTAGCAAAGTACACAGGGTATCAGGATAATGGCGCTAAGTATGAAATGGCTTACTACAGTAACTTCTTTGACTTGGGTATGCCTAACGTCACTAAGATTGTAAAGAAGCTATCAGCTACCACAGTAGGAGCTACAGGTCAAACCTTTGCACTTAAGATTGGTTACGACTATAGCCCTGTCTACTATGGTTACACATTTACTTTAGACACTGGTACTGTGTTTGAGTATGGTATAACTGAATATGGGATAGGTAAATACTCAGGTTCAGTCTTAATAGATGAACAAAAAGCATCAACACAAGGCGCAGGTGACATTATACAGATAGGATTTACTACTGATATAAATGGTACGCCTATGTCATTACAGAAGATTTCAATTTATGCCAAACAAGGTAAGGTACTTTAACTATGTCTAATTACACTAAAGCAACTAACTTTGCATCAAAAGACGCCTTACCCACAGGTAACGCACTCAAGACTGTGAGTGGTACTGAGATTGATGATGAGTTTTCAAGCATACAAACGTCCATAGGTACTAAGGCTAACTTAAGTGCCCCTACGTTCACAGGTATTCCAGCAGCACCTACAGCAACCTCATCTACCAACAGCACGCAGATAGCCACCACAGCGTTCACACAGGCCGCTATAGTCGCTGGTATTACAGCTAAGGCACCTATAGACGCACCTACGTTCACAGGCGTCCCTGCGGCTCCTACAGCGGCTACAGGGACTAATACAACACAGATAGCTACCACAGCCTTTGTAATAGCAGCAGCCTCTACAGCAGCCTCTATTAACGCTGTAGCTTACCCCATAGGCTCTGTATACACTTCTGTAGTCGCTACTAACCCTGCCACCTTGCTAGGCGTAGGTACTTGGGTATCCTTTGGTGCTGGTCGTGTCTTGGTTGGTTTAAATGCAAGTGACACTAACTTTGATACTTCACAAGAGACAGGTAACTTAGCTACGGGTACTGGAGGTGCAGGTCAGCCTTACATTGTTGTTTACCTCTGGAAAAGGACAGCGTAATGGCGGTAGTCGATAGATGGGGTAATGCAGTTAGATCGGGCAGTGGGGCTGCTGTAGGTTCTCTTTATGATTCTAATAATAATAATAACAATACTACTAATACTGGGAGAACAACAACAACAGGCTCGGTAGTTACGCCACTAGATTTAGCTAACATTACTGGGGGAAACTATCCCTATAACTTTTTAAACATTCAAGATACTGGGGGCAATCCAAACACTCAAGGAAACACCTACGCTAACGCACCTAGTCTATTTACTCAAAGCGATACTGGTGCATATTATCCTGACTCTGTACCTGATACAATGTTTAAAGGTATAGGTAGTGGTCTTACTGGTGGTCTTACAAATTTACTCTTAGAAAAGCTAGGCGGTAAGTTAGGAAAAGATAGTTACTTAGGTGGTTTGTTAGACGCCTATATTAATTTTGACCCTTTAGGTGACTTTGCTGAACAGTCTCAGTTTGGTATGAATAAAGAGTCAATGTTAGAATATAAACTACAGGAATCTTCAAACCCTGAGTGGGCTACTATGTCTGAGACTGAGCGAGTAGCAATGGCTCGTAGCCCTCAACTAACTAACCAACTAACTTATGCTTTTATAGCAGGTGGTCAAGGAAATCTTACCGAAGCACAGTTAGACAGTATACGTCCAGAAGGTTACTCTGATGAACAGTGGGATGGTCTATCTAAGCAGATGAAATCTCAACTATCCCAAAGTGGCAGTAGTGATAATGATTCTAATAGCGGTGGTAGTGACTCAGATAGTGCCTCTAATAACTCTGGTATACTTTCATCCTTAGGTGTAGGTACTGCCGCTGATTCCTCAGAAGTATTAGCTAATCTAATGAATGGAAACTCTAATTTAAGTAATGGTGCAAACATGGCAAATACAGTAAATGACGCTGGCTGGTTAAGTCAGCAGTATCAAAATGAATTTAATAGAGGCGAGATGGACGCTGCTGGTGAAGCATATTGGCTCGGTCAGCTATCTAGTGGCAAGAAAGACAGAGAGCGTGTACTTGCGGACTTAAGGTATAGCCAAGAAGGTCAAGGGTATACAACTCAAGCAGAAGCAGACACGTTTGCTAGACAAATTGCTGAGGATAGTGACGCTAATTTTATAAACACTCAGTACAACCAACAGTTTGGTAGAAATGTACAAGCACCAGCTCTTACATATTATGAAAATCAATTAGCTAACAATGAAATATCAAGACAAGATTTAATTGATATATTAGGTGCAAGTGACGAAGGTGTAGGAAACATAACAGCAGCAGAAGCAGCAGCAGACCCTACGTTAACTGCCTCAGCTAGTCGTATGGATGATTTTGCTAATCCTTTTGATAAAATACAGT